AAACTTCTCTATTATCATCCAGTCCAACCTTATCTCCTGGGACAACCACGAGTAGTTCAAATGGAGCAGGTAAGAGTGGTAGTTCAAGTGGAGAAGGTACAACCCCTCCACCACCACCACCACCAAACCCTCCATTTGGTGTAATTGGGAATTATATTGGAGAACTAAGAAATCGAACTATTCCTAATTCTTCACCTCCAACGTACCAAACGTGGAGGTGGGATTCCAATAGAATTGGATGGAAATTAATATCAACCTTTACTGCAGGTTCTGGAGGTGAGGGAATTGGTACCGGAAGAGGATTCAGGTAAACTTGGATACATTAAATATTTTTTATATTTTATTATATAAAATCTAGTAAAGCATGAGCTCTCAAATTCCAAAGATTATACATCAAATATGGGTAGGTGATAATCCAATCCCGGATTATTGTAAAGAATTTCATTTAAAAATGAAACAAATGCACCCTGATTGGGAAGTAAATTTATGGGGTAATGAAATATTTACCACTTACTACCCTAATGATCCATTTTTATCAAATTACAGAAAAAATGCTGAATTATACAAATGGGCATTTATTGCCGATAGAATTAGATTATTATTACTTAGAGATTATGGTGGTGTTTACGTTGATATAGACGCTGAGCCTATTAGATCATTTAACAATATTTTATCTAAATTAGAACCTCACCATACATTCTTCTCAGGTCTTAAACCAACCCAAGAAAATAATACCTTATTAGATTGTACAGTTTATGGATCTGCCCCAAATTCAAGAGCAGTTAATTTATGTTTAGAAACGTATGATGATATAAATTGGGCTAATGGATGTAAGATGTTTAGTGATGCTTTAATAGCGCATATGGACACTGATATAGCGCTGTTTAACTATAAATACTTCTATAATTGGGAACGAGATGATCCCCACACTATAGTTTTACATGATGTTGAAGAAACTCGACTTTTTAGTTGGGTAAAAGACGAAGAAGACAAAACCTGGTAATGTATTAATTATATTCCATGCAAAAAAACAATTAATTTAATATTTATAACAAAAAATGAAATCTACAGAACTTAAAAATATGATAAAGGAAGCCGTAAGAGAAGCTATTCAAGAAGAATTGAAAGATATTCTTTTAGAAGCTGTTAAAGCTCCAAAAGCATCTACTGTAGCAGTTGTACAAGAATCAGTTGCTCAAACACCAATCCACCCCCAACAACCACAAATGAATGCTGAACAAAAAAGAGAAGCATATCAAAATATTTTAGGGGAAATGGGTAATACAATGACAACTAATAATGTTCCTCAAAAATTTAATCCATCAGGAGTTGATTCTGTTAATGGTGCTTTACCCTCAGGAGAAGTAGATATGTCCCAAATAGCAAATTTAATGGGAAAAAGATAATTTAAATGGCTCAGATATTAGCAAATAAAATCCCAATTGATTCCAACCCTAGAAAAGCGGTTGGTTTTGGATTTCCTATAAATGGAGATGCTGTTTTTGTACCTACATATACTACTAGGGATCAAATTAAGGCTAATTTAGTTAATTATTTATTAACTAATAGGGGAGAAAGAGTATTTAATCCTAATTATGGAGCTAATCTAAGAGCCCAAGTTTTCGAAATAATTAATGAAGATAATTTAGATAATTTAGAATCTATTATTATTGCAGATATAGGTGAACGTTTTCCTTTAGTTGAGGTAAAACAAGTTGAATTTAATCCTGAAGAAGATAGAAATATTTTATTTTTTACATTAAAATATACAGTAGTATTATTAGGATTTGAAGATGAAATAAATATAGAACTTACATAATGGCTGAATTAAAAAGAGACATCAGATATATTGATAGAGATTTTAATGATTTTAGAAATAAATTAATTAATTATTCTCAAACTTACTTTCCCGACACTTATAATGATTTTACTCCTGATTCTACAGGAATGTTATTTATTGAAATGGCTTCTTATGTAGGAGATGTTTTATCATTTTATTTAGATAATCAAGTACAAGAAACTTTTATTCAATATGCTCGTGAAACCGAGAATTTATTTAATATGGCTTATATGCTTGGTTATAAACCTAAAGTAACAACAGCAGCTAGTGTTGATGTTGATTTTTACCAACAATTACCTGCAAAAACAAGCGCAAGCGTAATAATTCCTGACTTTGATTATTCTCTTTTAATTCCCGAGAATACTACAGTTACGGCTAATAATGCAAGTAAAACTGGATTTTTAATTGAAGATGTAATAGATTTTTCTTCTTCAAGTTCATTAGATCCAACCACAATTTCAGTATATCAAATATCAGGAGCTACTCCAACTTCATTTTTAGCTAAAAAAACACGAAAAGCAATATCAGCAACAATTAACACTCAACAATTTAATTTTGAAGCACCTGTTAGATTTAATACTGTAGATATTTTCGACTCAAATATTATTGGTATTTTAGATTGTATAGATTCTGATGGGAATGAGTGGTATGAAGTACCTAACTTAGCACAAGAAAACGTGTTTGATACTATTAGAAATACTAATACAAATGACCCTAATGTAGCTGATGATGGTAGTGGAAATGATGTTCCTTATCTTTTACAACTTAAATCAGTTCAAAGAAGATTTGCAGCTAGATTTACAAATACAGGTTCAATACAACTTCAATTTGGTGCTGGTAATTTTGGAGATAATGATGAAGAAATTATCCCAAACCCAGATAATGTAGGTTTAGGTTTACCATTTGAGAGAGATCAATTAACAACTGCATTTTCACCTTTAAATTTCGTATTTACAAATACTTATGGAATTGCTCCTTCCAATACAACTTTAACTGTAAGATATTTAACTGGAGGGGGTGTTGGTTCTAATGTTGAATCTGGGGTTTTAACCGGAATTGATGATACTAATATTAGATTTATTAATTCTAATCTAGGTAACTCATCATTAGCTAATGAAATATTTAATTCAGTATCAACAAACAACCCAATAGCAGCTGATGGTGGTCAAGATGGAGATACAACTGAAGAATTAAGACAAAATGCTTTAGGTAATTACCAAACCCAACTAAGAACAGTAACTAAAGAAGATTATTTAATAAGAGCAATGTCAATGCCCTCTAATTTAGGAGTAATAGCAATGGCTTTTGCAGAACCCGTTAAAGTAGGTGAGTATGAAACTGGTACTTTACCTTCAATATTAGATTTATATGTTTTATCATATGACATTAATACAAATTTAAAAACAGCATCCCCAACATTAAAAAGAAATTTAAAAACATATCTTTCTGAGTATAGGATGATAAATGATGCTATTAATATTAAAGATGCTTTTATCATTAATATTGGTATTGAATTTTCTATAGTAGTAAGACCTAACTATAATAATAATGAAACATTAACTAAATGTATAACAGCATTAACTACCTATTTTAATATTAAAAATTGGCAAATAAACCAACCAATTATTCTACCACAATTAAGTGTTCTTTTGGATAAAGTTGAAGGTGTTCAAACAGTTAAAAATTTAAAAATAGATAATTTAGCAGGTGAAGCTTTAGGATATAGTGAATATGCCTATGACGTTGTTGGAGCTACAATTAATGATGTAGTTTACCCATCAATTGATCCAATGGTTTTTGAAGTTAAATATCCTGATACAGATATTAAAGGTAGAGTAGTACCACTATAATAAAAAAATAAAATGGCAGTATATAAACTTTTCCCAACTAAAGATGCTTCACTTTACAGTGAATTTCCTAGTACTAATACCGGGTTAGATCAAGTATTAGAAGCTTCTACATATTTAAAGAAAGGTGTACCTTATGTTTGTAGATATTTAATAGAATTTTCAACAACAGAAATTACAGATATACTTAATAATAGGGTAGGTGATTCCTCATTTGCTACTTATTTAAGAAATTATTCAGCCCTAGTAACTGCTTTAAATACAGATTCTAAATTAGAAGTTAAAACAATTTCAGGTAGTTGGGATATGGGAACCGGAGTATTAGGTTATAACCCACCAGTAGAAAATGGATGTAGTTGGGTTTGGAGAAGCTACTCAGGTTCAAATGCTTGGGTATCTACCGGCAGCGATTCATATGTTAACCCCGTTTACTCACAATCATTTAGTTATGGAAGTACAACGGATATAAATGTGGATGTTACGCCATCAATTCTATCTTGGTATAGCGGTTCAATTCCAAATGATGGTTTTTTAATTAAACAACCGGATGCAGTTGAATTTGTTCAAAATCCAAATGTTGTAACTACATTTAAATACTTTTCAATTGATACAAGTACAATATACCCCCCATCATTAGAATTTAAATGGGATGATTATATATTCAATACTAGTTCATCAACTAATACTGTTTTAGGATCTGCTGAAGCTTTCATATCAGTTTATAATAATGAGGGTACATATTATTCTCAAAGTGTAGCTAGAATGAGATTAGCTGCTATTCCAAAATACCCCTTACAAACATTTAGTACAGCATCTGAGTGGACTACAAATTTCTACTTACCAGAAAACGTATCTCTTTATGCAATTAAAGATACGACAACAAATGAATTTGTAGTCGATTTTGATTCTGATTATACAAAAATTAGTGCAGATTATTCATCAAGTTATTTTGATGTTTATATGAATGGTTTAGAACCTGAAAGGTATTATACAATTCTTATAAAAACTGTATTAGATGGTACTACTAAAGTGTTTGATGAAGATATAATGTTTAAAGTAGTTAACGGATAATTATGGCAAGATACTCAGGTGCAAACCCAAATAATCAAAATATATTTAGAAATCAAGGATCTGGATCAGGCTCAGGTAGAGGCGTTCAAGGCATTATCACCAGTGTAGGTTCTGGTGGAGGAGGTGGAATGAAATACCCACCTGCACCACAAAAATTTGATTTTCAAGGATATGAAGCAAATAAAAATGCTCAATTTAGGGAAGAACAACTAGCCCAAATTAGAAGACGAAAACAAGAAGAATTAGATGAAACACAAAGTACTAGAGGATATGCTTTTACCATAAATGGTCAAATTGTAGGTGAAAATAGATATGTAAGTTCCCAAAGGGGTTTGGGAGCAAGAGGTTCTTCGGGAGTAGGATCAGGAATCAATCCTCCACCTTTAAATATACAAGGTATTCCAACTCCACCTATAGTATCTGGTCCTAAACCTCTCCCAGTTCCTCTTAATGCACCAAGCAGTATACCCAATAGTACGGAAACAACAATTGAAAGACCTGCGGACCCATCAGAAGTTGCTTTTTTAACACCACTTTCAATTACAAACTTAACAAAAGAGGTTTTTGATAAATCATCATTTAATGAAACATTAGATATTGCCTTCTCCCAATTAGGACCAGAAAATCAATTAGATCCATCTTTCTTTGATGTTAGCTTGGCTACGCTAGAA